ACGGTCAGGCCGCCTTCTTCAGGGTCTGAAAATGGACGTCGAGCAGGAGCTGGTGGATCTTGTCCTCGAGATCCTTGCGCGCGATCGCCGGCGGAAGGCCGCGGGCCAGGCCATCGTTGAGGATGGTGTGATCCACGATCGAGCGATCATAGACGTCGAAGTCGTTGCCGGTCGGCAGCGCGAGCGGGTTGTCGATCTCGATGACGAGGCCGGCGTGCTTCTTGAAGTAGTGGCCCTGGGTCTTGCGCACCGAGCCGAACGAGAATGGCCCCGGACCAGTCAGGCGCGCGCAGGCGGTCATCGGCATCACGAACTCGCCGAGCAGCAGCTCCAGCTTCTTGCCGAGCTCGCCCAGCACCTGACGCCAGATCATGTGGGCAGCAGTCTCCTTGTTGCGGATCGGATCGCCGTTCGGCCAATAGGCGAGGGAGGCCTTGCCTTCCTGGGTGTGGACCTGGTCGTGGGTGGCGCCGAAGTGCCGGATCGCGGTGTCGCGTAGCACGAAGCCGTCGTCGACCGGCTGAATCGAGTAGTTGGCCAGCATGATCTCCTGGACCAGAGACTTGCCGCATTTCGGGTTGCCGCACAGCGCGATGTATCGGGGAAGGTTTAGGTTCATATAAGTCAGTCCTGACTGATGGTTGAAGACGCAGAAATGCCGCCCCAAGTCATTGAGGCGGCTACGCTAGTTGAGGATGCTTGCCGGTTTCATTGCCGGTTCCTCGGCCTGCTGCTTGTGTCGCAGCATCCGGAGGAGCCGCTCGTTTTGGCGTTCGAGCAGCTTGATGCGTTTCTCCATGGCCTCATAGGAGGACAGAGGCCTGGCTTTGGCATCGAACAGGCGAATAGGGTCAACTTTCTCTCTCATACACAACATATAGTCTGGTTTACGCAGCTTTGCGCGCAGAAAAGTGATGCCAGGGAAGATCGTCGTTCGCGGCGACGATGCCCTCGACGAAACCGGGCGTCTGCTCGACCAGTGCGCGCCGGGTGCGGGCGTGATCGCGCAGCGTCGAGTTCAGCTCGTCGGTGAAGTCGACGATGAAGGTGATGTTCGGGCCGTTCTTCTTGGCGCGCAGCCCGCGGCCGATCCGCTGCCGGAGCGCGATCTCACCTTTGCCTCCGCCAGCCAGAATGGTCATGCCGATGCAGGGCACGTCGACGCCGACGTCAACGATGGTGGTTCCGATCAGCGCATCGATCTTGCCGGACTCGAGCGCGGCCAGCGCACGCTCGCGCTCGTCCTGGTCGTTCTCGCCCTGGATCTGGACAGCGCGAACGCCCTTGGCTTTCAGCATCTCGACCAGGATCGGGCCGTGCTTCTTGGCCGCGACCAGGATCAGCACCGGCAGACCGTGCGCCTTGGCCTTCGCAGCCAGGTTCACGATCGCGGTGTTGCGGGGCAGGGAGGTGGTGATGCCGATCTCGCGCGCGCGCTGCCAGGGCGAGGTCCGGCGCAGCAGCTTCGCCGGCGGCGGGCTCGCATAGAGGAAATAGGGCTTGGCCAGGATCCCGCGGTCGATCAGCAGCTTCTCGGAGACCTTGATTAGGACCGGGCCGAATGCAGCCATCAGGCGCATATTGTCTTCTTCGGCCGCGCGCATGAACGGGGTTGCGGTTAGAGCGACCCGAATCGTGGCGTTCTTGCAGTATTGCAGGATCTCGAAATAGGAGTTGCCGCCGGCCTCGTGGGCTTCCTCGCCGATCACGACCTCGAAATACTCCAGCAGCTTGATCAGCCGGGCCCGAACCTTGACCTTCTCGTCGTAGCGCTCCTGCGTCAGCTTGACGATCTGGGCGTCGGTGAGACCGAGATCCTTCTTGACGTTCTCGCCGATGACCTTGCCCTTCTCGTCCTCGATCTTGGGTTCCTTGAGCTGGGCGACGAAAGTCTGCACCATGCCGCAATTGATGCCCTTGGTCGGCTTCCAGATGCCGTCGCCGATGATGCCGGTGTTGAAGCCGCAATCCTTCAGGAACGACTTCTGCATCTGATACATCAGCACGCCGCGGGTGGTCAGGAACAGCGTCGGGCGCCGGTAGCGCGCCGTGATCAGCTTGGCGATCTTGGACTTGCCGCCGCCGGTCGCGATCTGGATGACGCCGCGGCCGTGCTTCTCGACCTGGCGCAGCGCCTTGAGCTGGTATTCGTAGCGCGGATCGTCATTGCCGAACTTGTCGACGATCGGGCTCTCCGGCCCCTGTGGCACGGCAAACGGCTTGCGCGCGACCCGGACCTGGTAGCCCTGCCGCGTCAGCTCGTGAAAGACCATGTGGAAGAAGCCGGCCGGGAACGTGCAGGTGCGCCGGCTGAAGAAGCTTGAGCGGCCGTCCCAGCCGCCCGAGGTGAAGGCGTGCATGTGCTCGGCGCCCTCGACCCGGTAGGAGAGGGCGGTGGCAACGATGTCCTTCACCTTGTCATCGGCGTGGTGGATCTTGGCCACGGTCGCGTTGGCAACGAGGGTGAGAACAGGTTTCATTTAATGCGCTTGCCTTCCATGGAGATTGTGTTAAGTCAGTTCTGACTTACAGGAACCCCAACCCCGTGTCTAACCAAATTACGGTCGATATCGACCTTCTGAAGCCGAACCTCTGGAACTCGAACCACGTCTCGCCCGACAACGAGACCAAGCTCGTTGCCTCCATTCGTCAGTTCGGACTGTTCAAGCCCATCGTGGTGCGATCGGTCGAGGATGACGAAGAGACCCCTTACGAGATCCTGGGCGGCGAGCACCGCTGGTCGGCAGCCAAGGAAGCGGGTCTGACGCAGGTTCCGATCTTCGACGTCGGCATGGTCGACGATGACACAGCCAAGCGCATCACGCTCGCTGACAACGCCCGCTACGGTCAGGACGACACGATCGAGCTGGCCAAGCTGCTCGAGGAGATTGGCGACATCGAAGGATTGCAGGCGGTTCTTCCCTACACCGAGAGCGATCTGAATTCGATCTTTGCAAGTGTCGATATAGCGCTCGACGACCTGGATCTCGAAGAAAGTTACGAGGCCGACGAAAAAGATCTCGCCGCGGAGCCGAAGCCCGAGAAGGCGGCCAAGACCCACACCATCATGCGCTTCAAGATCGCAGTCGCCGACGCCGAGAAGGTCGCCGAGCTGCTCGCCAAGGTGAAGAAGCGCCAGGGCTTCACCGCCGCCGACGAACTCACCAATGCCGGCGACGCGCTGGTCCACCAACTCTTCAACGCGGGGACCGACGCATGACCATGCAGGTCAAGCCGCGCTTCCCCGAATGCGTCGAGTGCCGATTCTTCAGCCGCACCCGGCCATCCCGCCGCTGCTTGCCCTGCGGATCGGGCGAATTCTTCGAAGAGAAGATCGCCGACCGCGATCCCACCGCCGACGAGCTGATGCGAATCTACGCCAGGATGAACAATGACCAAGATGATTGATGTCTCCAAACTGCCGACGGTGATCAAGGATATCGACTGGCTCAAGGCGAGCCCGACGAACTCCAAGAAGCATCCGCAATCGCAGATCGAGAAGCTCGCGCGCTCGATCGACAAATACGGCATCGCCAACACCATCCAGGTCGAGACCGACGGCACCATCATTGCCGGCCACGGCCGCTGGCTCGCCGCCAAGCACCTGGGCTGGACCCAGGTCAACGTCATCATCCGGTCCGACCTGTCCAAGGAACAGGCGATGGCGCTGCGCATCGCCGACAACCAGACGGTCTCCACCGATTACGACACCGAGCTGTTGAAGGCCGAGCTGCTGCTCCTCAAGGACGCCGACATCGATCTCGATGGCCTCGGCTTCGACGATGGCGAACTCGAGAAGCTGACGGCGGACTTCGGCGCGATCGACGACGATGCCTTCGTCGAGGACATCGGCGAAGCCGTCGAGAACCAGAAGGCCGAGAACATCGAGAAGGCCAAGGAGGTCGACCAGTCGGCCGCACCCGTCAGCGACGCCCTCGGCTTCAAGCGTGTCACCGTCGAGCAGTCCCGCACCGTGCGCTCGTTCATGGGCCGGGTCGAGGCTGAGACCGGCCTGAAGGGCGCCGAGGCGCTCGTGGCCTACATCGAACAGAACGGCCTGGCAGCATGAACGCGAAGATCATCAACGCCTTCGGGCGCAAGGAAGGCGACCCGCTGCCCGGCGCTACTGAAGCGCAGGAGCAGGTCAAGCCGTGCGATCGCACCGTGAAGACGATCGAAGCCTATCTCAAACTCGCCAAGGACGGAGATTTGCGCGGTGTTGCACTCGCCAGCACCTCCAACGGCTACCCGGTATTCAGCGTCATCGGTTCGGATACCGCTGACGCGCGTGAAATGGCAGCGCTGAACATCGCCATCGACGAGATGAAGAACGTCGTTCTCCATACCGTCTTCGGCGGTGCCGACGTCGAGGATCTGGAGGACGGGGAGTGAAATATGTCATCGACGTCCGCTTTAATTCGTCTGTGGAACGAACTCCCCGCGTGCTTGAGATCGCAGAGGGTTTTGGCCTGGGTCTGTCGAACAAGGAATTCGTCATCTACGACAACCTCGAGCTCGAGGTCCGTCAAGGCGACGTCGTCTATGCCACCGGCCAGTCCGGATCCGGCAAGTCTCTCGTCCTGCGCGAGCTATCCCGACAAATGGAAGCCGCAGGATTGGCAGTGGCTGACCTGAACAAGCTGGAGCTCCCAGAGACGCCCGTCATCGAGATCGTCGGCGAGACCACGACCGAGGCGGCCGACATCCTGGCCAAGGCCGGCATCTCGGATGCCTGGATCTACATTCGCAAGCCGAGCGAGCTCTCCGATGGGCAGCGCTACCGGCTGAAGCTCGCCATGCTGATGGCGCAGAAGGCCGACGTCTGGGTCGCCGACGAGTTCGGCGCCGTGCTCGACCGCGTCACCGCGCGCTGCGTCGCCTTCAACATGCAGAAGGTCGCCCGCCGGCTCGGCAAGACGCTGATCGTTGCCACCACCCACACCGATCTCAAGGACGACCTGGCGCCGTCCTTGACCATCACCAAGCGGTTTCGCCAGCGCGTGGATATCGAGCATGCCCCGGCTGCGTAAACCCCATCCGATCCTCGATCGGGCTATCGCGCTCATCGTGATCGTGGTGGTTTTGTGCTGCCTGGCGATGTCAGCCATTGCTGACAATGCGCCGGGCTGGTTCACGATGGGCGCGCAGCCCATGTGCCGAAACCTGCCCGCGGAGTGCGCGCCCTACGCCAAGGGCGACGCCTGGCAGATCGAGCTCACCGACGCCAATCTTGCCACGCTCAACCGCGTGAACGACCAGGTCAACGCCGAGATCCAATACCGGTCCGACTGGGACCATTGGGGCCTCATGGAGCTCTGGAATTATCCGCTCGACGGGCTCGGTGACTGCGAGGACTTCGCCCTGGAGAAGCGTCGGCGTCTGGTTGCGCTGGGTTTTCCGCGCCGCGCGCTGCTGCTGACAATTCTCGACATGCACGAGACAGTTGGCCTCCACATGGTTCTGATCGCGCGCACCGACCGCGGCGACATTCTGCTCGACCTCGACGGCGAATATACGCCGGTGCGCTCGACGCTGCTGACGCCCCATTACGACTACCTCTGGGTCCAATCCCAGAAGGATCCGACCGTCTTCACGGCCTGGAACGAAGACAAGACCCCGAACGACACCCGCTGCTTTGGCGCAGGGCGCTACGACGCCATGCGCGATGGCGCAACCTGCTGAAAGGAAGACCATGCTGACCCCGACCCGTAATCGCTTCGTCAACTTTACGCCGCCGGCGCCCGACAAGGACCCGGTGCTCAAGAGCCACGGCAATCTGCCGTTCTCGGCGCTGATCACCCACGTCTGGGGCCCCAAGATGGTCAATCTGGTCGTGTTCATGCCGAACGGCGACATCAAGCCCTACACCTCGGTCACGCTGCTCGACGGCACCGAGACCGAAAAGGAGATGGTGGCCTACAAGAAGAACGGCCGCTACGCCGAATGGCCGGTGATCGCCAAGACCGAGATTAAGGTCGAACTGGTTGCCGCCGGCGGCACTGAGCTCGCCAAGCAGATCCAGGAGCAGGTCGCCAAGGCTGCGGCGAGCATGACGAAGCCCGACCCGACCACCCTCGGCTCGACCGATATCGTGACTGTGGCTGCGGATCAGATCGTCAAGTAAATGCCATTCGCAGAGACGAGCACTGGTGCGTTTGAACGTCCCGACGCACTCGAGACGCTGATCGAGCGTGCGGACGCACCGGTGGCCCGTTTCTCGCTGCTGAACGATATGTTCGTTGAGCGGGGCGACAAGTCAGATTGGGACCTGCTTCACGATCTGCACTACAAGGCAGAATCGCTCCCGATCGGGCCGCGGTTCTGGAAGCTCACTTTGTTCGGCGAGACGATCGGCGTCCTGGTCACGGCAAACCCCAAGGGTCTGCTCAAGGAGCGCCACATCGTCTTCCCGAACACCAAGCCGGGCCGCGAGACCAAGACCACCAACACCTATCGCTACGTCTATGTGAACGCCAATTTCCGCGTCATCAGCCGGTTCGTGGTCGACACGATGTATCGCGGCATCGGCGCCGGCTACCGCATGATGAACCTGGTCGCCCGGCTCGAGGGCATGACCTACATGGAGATCCAGTCCTCCATGTCCAAGTTCAACCTGTTCGGCCAGAAGGCCGGCTTCCGCTTCGTGCGGCCGCTCAACGCCAACAAATACGAGATCGGGCTGAAGTTCTTCCGCATGAACTTCGTCTCGAGCCCGCAGGACTACCAGGCGCTGGTCGACGAGCTGAATGCCCACCCACCGGCACAGCGCGAGACCCTGCTTCAGCTCTGCAAGGACCACTACTACCGGCACTCCGCGCTCGAGAAGACCGGCAACAACCGCGACAAGGGTCAGGGCCGGGTCGACGCCATGAGCGCCGAGACCATCATCAAGAGCATCCAGCAGATCACGCTGGCCTCGCCGATGTATGGCGTGTTCGTGAACCCCGACAAAGGGCGGTCAGTCCCGCAGCGTCTGCCGCTGACGGCCTTCGACGCCCAGAAGCCGACGGAGAAGCTGCGTGCCTGACTTCCGGGGCAGTGACAAGCAGGTCGAGATCATGACGCTGGTGGTTGAGGCGGCCGCCCGCGGCCGCAATGTCACCGTCAACGAGCTCATGGCCGAGCTCAGCTACAAGCCGGGCCGTTCAGCGCTGCATTGCTCGCTGAAGTTTCTCCGGCAGTATGGCTATCTCGAAACCGTCAATCATGGCCGGAGAGGTGCAGCAGTGACACCCACCGTCGCCGGAATGACACTCTTCAAAGGAGGATCCGGATTTCCGTAGCCGCACCCTCTCTATATATAGATTAGTAAGTTACTACTTACATAGTATCTATATAGAGAGGGTGAGGACTTGGAAATGTGAGGTTCCGGCGTTAAAGTCAGTGCTGACAGGTAAACATGACCGAAGAAGTTGAAGAAGAAGTTCCGGTATCGGAAGAGACCGGCAAGCCCAAGCAGAAGCGTCTCAAGCCCGAGGAGTGGCGAGAGATCGAGATGCTATGGGAATACGGTTTGATGAAGACCAAGGCGATCGCCGACAAGTTCGGCGTCACCCCGTCTGCGATCACCAACCATTTCCAGGAGCTCAAAAAGAAGGGCGTCATCATTGCGCCTGGCGCCAAGAAGAACGAGGCCATCAAGGCCTTGAAGCTCGCGGTCGCAGCTCCAGCCGCCCCGCCCAAGCCGCCGTCCGAGTTCGAGAGCAAGCGCAAGGATCGCATCGAGGCAGCCAAGGAGCGCCGCTATATCCAAGCGGGTCTTCATAATTCTCAGGTGTCGAAGATCCAGAAGGCCATTCAGGACGGCACAACGACCTGGGTAGCTGAGCACGCCAAAATCAAGGCAATGCAGCGCATGGGCAAGGTCATCATCGACGCCCAGACCATGATCGAGAACGCGCTCAACATCGCCGGCGACATCGACGAGGCCTCGCTGACCATTCTCGAGTTCCGCGACCTGACCTCGGACGAGATTCAGGAGATCCAGCAGGGCAGTGACGAGGATCTCGACGGTCTCGAGATGCCGGAGCTCGACGAGGAAGACGAGGACATCGTCGAAGAAGGCAGCCCCGCGCCGTGACCCACCGGGCACGCCAATCACTGAAGATGCATGACAAGCAGCGGGAGGTCTTCCAGGACCCCCGCCGCTTCAAATGCGTCGTGGCCGGCCGACGCTGGGGCAAGACCCAGATGTCGAAGCTGTCGATCTGCCGCGCGATGGTCAAGCCGAAGCAACTGATCTGGTATGTCGCGCCGACCTACCAGATGGCCCGCGGTATCATGTGGGAGGAGCTCAAGGAGTCGATCCCGCGCGACTGGGTGGTTTCCTACAACGAAACCCGCATGACCATCCGGCTGCGCAACGGCACCCGGATCGAGCTCAAGGGCGCCGACAAGCCGGACACGCTGCGCGGCGTCGGCATCCATCTGCTCATCATCGACGAGGCCCAGGATATCAAGCCGGACACCTGGTATAAGGTGCTGCGTCCGACGCTGGCCTCGACCAAGGGCCAGGCGATCATCATCGGCACGCCCAAGGCCTACAACTGGCTCTACGACGTCTACATGGTCGGCCAGCAGGGCGAGACCATCGAGATCAAGAAGGGCAAGAACGCCGGCCGGCGGATCGCGAACCCCTGGAAGTCCTGGCAGTTCCCCACCATCACCTCGCCCTTCATCCCGAAGGCCGAAGTCGAGGCGGCGCGCGCCGACATGGACGAGAAATCGTTCCGCCAGGAGTTCGAAGCCTCCTTCGAGACCATGTCCGGCCGCGTCTATTACGCCTTCGATCGCAAGGTGCATGTCGGCGACTACCCGTTCAACCCGAAGCTCCCGATCTGGGTCGGCCAGGACTTCAACATCGATCCGATGTCCTCGGTCATCATGCAGCCGCAGCCCAACGGCGAGATCTGGATCGTCGACGAGGTCGTGCTGCGCGGCTCCAACACCCAGGAGACCGCGAACGAGCTCGCGCGCCGCTATTTCCGCTGGCAGAAGCAGATCACCATCTACCCCGACCCCGCCGGCGCGCAGCGCTCGACCAAGGGCCGCGGCGAATCCGACATCGACATCCTCAAGGATGCCGGCTTCCGCTGGGTCAAGTTCAAGCGCAAGCACCCGAAGATCGCCGACCGCGTTAACGCGGTGAACCGGATGTGGCGGGCCGCCGACGGCTCGATCAAGATGCGGATCAACATGAACTGCAAGCACACGATCGCAGGCTTCGAGCAGACCATCTACAAGGAGGGCACCCGCGAGGTCGACAAGACCCAGGGGCTCGAGCATCCGACCGACGCCTGCGGCTACTGCATCGACATCGAATTCCCCTGGCGCTCCAAGGAAGCCTTCGGCATCTCGATCTAGGCTTGATTATAAGTCAGTCCTGACTTACAGTAGGGATTCCCGTGTTCCATTGGTGTTGCCTTGCCCGCCGTAACTGATCGCCAGAAACAGCTCCGCGCCTTCATCAAGCGCCGGCATCCTGACTATCAGGACAAGTGTGCCCATTGGGACTTCCTGGACGCCACCTACGAGGGCGGCCGGGAATGGTTCTGCAACAACGTCTTCCGCTACATCAAGGAAGGCGACAAGGAATACGAGGATCGCGTCAAGCGCGCCTACCGCTTCAACCACACGCGCGAAGTCGTTGATCTCGTTCAGAAATACATCTTCAAGAGCGCGATCGTCCGCGCCAACGACGCCCCGAAGGAGATCAAGGACTTCTGGAAGAACGCGACCCTGTCCGGTCTGTCGATCCAGGAATTCATGAAGCTGGTCGGCACCGAGACCTCCAAGAAAGGTCGCGGTTACCTGGTCGTCGACACCAACGCCAAGCCGAACGTCGTCTCCGTCGCCGACGCCAAGGCCGCGAAGGTCCGCGTCTACGCCTATTACATCCGTCCGCAGGACGCCCTCGACATGGGCTTCGACGAGGACGGCGTGTTGCAGTGGATCCTGCTGCGCGAGCGCGTGCGCGACGACAAGGACCCGATCACCTCGAGCGGCGCCATCGACATTCAGTATCGGCTCTGGACCACGACCTTCCACCAGTTGTTCACGGTGCAGCAGGGTAAGTCCGGCAAGGTCGAGGATCTCAAGGTCACCGAGCATCCGCCGGTCGGCCACACGGTCGGCGAGGTCCCGGTCCTTCCGGTCGACCACGTCATCTCCGAGGACAAATATTCGGCGCCCGGCCTGATCGACGATATCGCCTATCTCGATCGCGCCTGCGCCAACTACTGCTCGAACCTCGACGCCATCATCCAGGATCAGACCTTCAGCCAACTCGTCATGCCGGCGCAGGGCCTGATGCCCGGCACCGACAAGTATGACGCCCTGGTCGAAATGGGCACCAAGCGGATCTTTGCCTATGACGGCGAGGGCGGCGCCAAGCCCGAATACATCTCGCCGGACGTCAAGCAGGCCCAGCTCATCATCACGGTGATCAACAAGATCATCACCGAGATCTACCACACCGTCGGCATGGCCGGCGAGCGCACGAAGCAAGACAACGCCATGGGCATCGACAACTCGTCGGGTGTCGCCAAGGCCTACGACTTCGAGCGCATGAACTCGCTGCTGACCTCCAAGGCCGATGCGCTGGAGAACGCCGAGAACAAGCTCGCCGACCTGGTCCTGAAGTGGAACGGTCAGCCGAAGGGTTTGGAAGGCCTCGATCGCGAGGATTCCGAGCTCGTGAAATATCCGGACACCTTCGATGTCCGCACCCTTTTCGACGAATTCACGATTGCCGAGAGACTGGCCCTCGTGGACGCGCCGAAATCCCTGCGTCAGGAACAGATGAAGCAGGTGATCGACAAGCTGTTCCCGCGGCTCGCGAGCGACCTCAAGCAGCAGATGCTGGATGATGTCGCGAACTGGCCGATGACCATCGCGGACAAATTGACCGTGACGGCCACGATGGGCGGCTCCGGTCAACCTACCAAGTTCCCGGCGTCGGCATCCGTATCGACCGGCGGCTCGTCTATGCCGGCCACACCCGCTCCCAAAGCTACTCCGGAAAAGCGACAGGGGCAGGTGACCAAGGACACCAAGTCCAAGACGAAGAAGTGACGACCTGAACGACCGGGCATATCGCCCACCGGGAAGCCGAGAGACTGTGCGACCCGAAACACCTGATGGCCGAGAGACTGTGCCAAAGGAGACTTGAACGTGCGTAAGATTTCCGTGACTACCCCGGCAATGCAGATGCAGAGCCGCAACGACCACCAGACGTTCCCGGTGCAGAGCATGCGCCTGCTGGACGGCGAGACCGAAGCCGAGAAGGCCGCTCGCGAAGCAGCCGCCGCCGAAGCCAAGCGCGTCGCTGACGAAGCTGCCGCAAAGGCTGCCACCGAAGCTGCCGCGAAGGAAAAGGCCGACGCCGAAGCTGCTGTCAAGGCCGCCGAGGAAGCCGAGGCCAA